CCAATAAGAGAAGTCGCCATCCGATAGTTGACCACAGACTGACCACTATTGCTCGTTACTGTCACATGAATTGAGGTCGTATCGATGTTCTGATTTAAGAGAACGAACTTCTGATTTTCAATGGTATTATCAACAATGAAGGTTTCTGTGAATAGCTTACCCTCAAAGACCGTCAAGGCCGGAATAAAATAATTGGAACCCGCTGAAAGCAACGTATGATTCTGGTCCGTGACAAAGGAGAAACCGCCATTCGAATTTGTGCCGCTGAACAACGTGCCAGCCGGGATCAAAAGAGTGCCAGCGATGCCAGACGTGGTAAAGAAGACCGAAACCGCTCCCATAGCGGAGCGTGCCGAACGAGGAATATAATTCAATTCCTTAGCTCGACTAACCACTGAATCTCGGAGTTGAGCTGTGTCAAGGAAGGCTTCAGAGCCGACCATGTTCAGGTAAAAAGAATTGATGAAGGTATTATAGGCCATAATATCCATAAGAACATTCATGTTCGAACCAAGAAAGTTGTAATCCTTAAAAACAGTTTGGGACGACATAAACGCGATTAAGCTTTGTTTAAGTGTGTCAAAATCGAGCGATGTCAGATTTAATGAACTATTAGCAGGCATTTAACGAACTTTCCTAAGTAAAATAGTCAAAGTAAGAGGCGTCGGATTATTGGCAAGATAATAGATCAAAGTCACCTCAACTCCATTTTTATCGACCGCAGCAGGTTGAGTATAATCAATCGGATTATTCATATCATGAATAATAACATTCTCCAGGACAACCCGAGGCTCATAAGACTGGATAGTTGCGACAATGGCATCTCTCAGCATATTTTCGAGCACAACGCCCGATAGCTCAAAGAGGGAACCCAGAACATTACAGCCAAGATTAGGCTGATAAGGCCGCTCCCCAAAGTTCGTGAAGATAAGATTTCTGAGAGCCTGAGTAACGGCTTTCTCGTTTGTGACCCGGGCTAACTCAGGACCCAAGGGCGATCTATCAAAATTATCAAGAAAATCAGAAAAATATTCAAGTTTCTTCTTTTGATTCGTGAGAGTTTGTGCCCTTGTAATGACCATTTATTGTCCTTTAAATGTTTACAAGTATTTAGGGGAAAAAATTACACATCTGCGATACATACATCACCAATTAATGTTACAGTATCATTAGAAGAAAAATGTGTTCCATCATCAGTTGCTATAGTTAATGTTGAAGAAGTTGTCGAAACAGCAGAAGCAATAACAACTCCAACTCTATTAGTATCATATAAAGTGCCATTTTTTGAAGCTAAAACATAAGGTGTTCTGGGGAATCTCCATACAAAAGTCTTAGCGGCAGCACTTACCGCATTACCAGTTGAATTTAATGTAACATTTGCTGCCCATCTCATGCCTTGGCATCTCAAAACATTCATAGCACTATAAGTTCCATCATTATATACACTATAGGCACCAGCAAAATTAGTAATATTCCTATCACATATAATAAAATCTGAATTAGCAGTTCCAGAAACCAACCTTAAATTAACTGCTGTCTGCATACTGTTGACCAAATAACGATTTAATTGATTATCAATACTTATTTTTGCAGAAGAACCTCTATTTGAAACATATAATATAATTGTACCAGAAGATAATGCATTACTAACAAATTCATTTTCTTGACAAATAATAATAAGGTCTCTAACAGTGAATGAATTTATTGATGTAGTATTATTACCTCCATAATCAATAATTCCTCTATTAACTCCATTTGGGTCTAGAAAATTATAAAATTTATTACCTATATATCTATGAATACCACCAAGAATTTCAGTTGCATAGATCATTACCCCCGAACTTGGAAGTCCACTATAAAAAGTACAATTGATAAATTCAACATGAGCACCAGCTAAAGCCCCTCCATTATGAATAAAACATTGATAAAAACCAACATATTCAGCATTACCATGCATATCAGCAGAATGAACACTATTTATTGGATCATTTGACGTAGTTACTCCAAAATAACCTAAATTCCTACATGGAACTGAACCAATATAATCACCACTTCCTGAAGAAATAGCATGAGTATATCCATAAAATTTACCACCATAAACTTTAACATCTTGAATATTGTCCAAAGTAAAACCATAACCATTACCAGCACCAGCACCCCAATTAATAACATTACCACCATATATATTACCTAAAACAGAACGTTGCAAAGAAAGACAAGAATTATTATAATTAACAAGATTTGGATTTATAATATTAATATTATAAGCAAAATCTATACCAATTAAGCCACCTGCTGCACCATTACTGACAATATTAACATTCTTTAATGTTACTGTAATATAATTTACTTTATAGATACTAACATCTGTTGTATTATAGCCAGCATATAATGGTTGTTCTAGATTAACAGTATTTCCAGAAATAGTTTTAACAATAGAAAATTCACCTGCACGATAATAAGTTCTATGTCCAGACCAAGAAGAATTAGCAGGATTATTAATTAATATAACATCTCCATTAGATAATGAAGGAGCACTGACTAATGTTAAAGACGTATTCCCTTGCACTGCATTGACAGATAAATTAGCAATTTGTGTAATAGAACCATTGGCTCGTATAACAAACCCACCTGAATATGAACCATTTGCAACAATTTTTGCATTATTTAAAAATTCCATACTTAAATTCGCAGTTGTTGTTAAAGCAGAATCAATAGTATATGTACCACCAGGAGCAAGAACAGTTTTTCCAGAATTTATGGCTGACTGAAAAGCTGTAACAGAAGAATTAGCTCCAGTGGGATCAGCACCAAAATCAAGAACATTTGCATAATACGTATTTGCTAAATTATAAGATATTGTTGAATTTGCAATAACAATGGAAGTAGAATTGATAGTAGAATTTACTGTGCTATTACCAATTTTCAATAGAGCAGTAGTCCAATCAAAAGTTAAATTAGCATCGCCGCCTGTCAAACTAGATTTATTAAATTGTATAGCAGTATTAGGTGCAGCTGGAGCAACAGTAGCTGTTACAGAAGTCAAACCATAGCCATTACCAGAGAGATAATTATTCACCACCAATGTATTCGCAGTTGAGTTAGCCAACCAAAAAACAGTATTGTTCGATTGCATCTTATAGGTCGTGCCGCCAGCAGCAATTGCTGCTGCATTTAAGACACCGGTATAATTTGGTAAATAAGCAGCGACATTATTATTCAAACCTGTTCCAGTTTGTTGATAAGAAGCGGCAGCAACTGTACCCAGATAAGAGGAATTATTAGCAGACATGGTGGCCACATTATTAACAAGGGCCGTGCCAGTTTGTTGATAGGAAGCTGCCGCAACCGTACCCAAATAAGAAGCATTATTGGCCGACATAGTGGCCACATTGTTGACCAATGAAGTACCAGTTTGCTGATAGGAAGCTGCCGCCACAGTACCGAGGTATGAAGCATTATTGGCCGACATGGTAGCTACATTTGTTGCAAGCCCAACCCTGGTTTGATAGCTGCCTAGATTTCCTTGAAGCATAACATCAGAAATAACATTACCTGCTGGTATTAATGCAACATATTGAGTATTATTTGCTATTAATTTGCTTACATTAGTAGCCAACCCACCAATAGATACATAATTAATTGACAACTCAGACGTATTAGTATAATTTGATAAATTACCTGATAATTGAGCATTAGAAACTACATTGGCGGCAGAAACACTGCCCACATAAGAAGTATTATTGGCAGTTAGAGATAATACATTGGCACTCAATCCGGCAGTAGTCTGATAATTTGATAAATTACCTGATAATTGAGCATTAGAAACTACATTGGCGGCAGAAACACTGCCCACATAAGAAGTATTATTAGAGATTAAATTTAATACATTGGCACTCAATCCGGCAGTAGTCTGATAATTTGATAAATTGCTACTAAATTGAGTTGTATTAACATAACCATTAGCAGGAACACCTCCAAGAAATAATGAATTATTAGAAGCATCCACTCCCATTATTGCAACAATATTTGCCAACAATTGATCGTCAGAAACAACTTGATTCGCTGATATAGAACCAACATAAGAAGTATTATTAGAGGTTAAATTTAATACATTGGCACTCAATCCGGCAATAGTCTGATAATTTCCCAAATTATTTGTCAATTGAGTCGTATTAGGATAATTGATAAGATTGCCTGAAAGCTGAGCATTAGAAACTACATTGGCGGCAGAAACACTACCCACATAAGAAGTATTATTGGCAATT